AGTTCGGAGCGAATGCGGTGGTTCATTTTACAATTGGAAATCTACAGAATGGACTGACTACTACGAGTATCACCAGTAGCACAAGTGTTCCGCCCAACCAAGTGCGATACAGTAATAATCTGGACGGGGCGACCGCTACGCTACAAACGCTCCAAAATCACTTCTCTTATTTTGACCCTTACACCTTTCCTACTGCCTGTTTAGCCCAAATGTTTCGTGTTTCTATTGTGATAGACAGTGTGTATGCGAGGGCAACCTATTGTTTAACTTGGTTAGGACAACCGAGTTGAATCCCGATTAAAAACCTTCACCCTATAGTAAAAGAATGAGTCTTAATCTGGATAGAGTGGGTCGCTTTCTTGCGAAGGTGGAGGGCGGGTCTTACCATAACAAAATAGTAAGCGTCACCAGCACTTTGGACGAGAAAGACGAATACGCCAAGCCCTTTACGCAGTTAGAACTCCCCAACGGAGTGTTTCAGCAGATCCCCGATCCCGAGACGGAACGACAGATTCTATACATTACGGGAGCGTCGGGTAGTGGAAAATCCACCTATACCGCCAGTTATATTAAGCAATACAAAAAAATGTTCCCTAAGAATGAAGTGTATTGTTTCTCCGCACTAAACGACGACGAGAGTCTGGATGTGGTGAATCCGAAGCGTATTATCGTAGATGAAACCATTTATACGAGTCCGATAGAGGTGAGCGAGTTTGCTAACTCCTGCGTGGTGCTGGACGACATAGATGTGATTAGCGACAAGAAGATCCGAGAGGGGGTGTATAGCATTATGAACCAGATTCTGGAAGTAGGTCGCCACTTTAAAATCACCTGTATCATCACGAATCACTTGGCGACAGCGGGTAAAGATACGCGCCGAGTGCTAAACGAATGTCACTCTGTCACTTACTTTCCCTTTTCTGGATCTAATGTAGGCACGAAGCGCCTTCTGGAGGACTACCTGGGACTGGATAAACATACGATCGCACGAATCAAGAAGTGTAAGAGTCGCTGGGCGACCATCTTTAAAAACTATCCGAATGTCGTTATGTGCGACAAGGAGATATGGCTTCCTGCGGAAGACCCTGACATCTAATAAAACAATATTGGGTGAGTTGGGTGAAAAACAAGTCTTTTAACTAATCTCTGTCTATAGACTATCCACATAAGAGACCTTTAGAGAAAAACTCAATATTTCACCCAACTCACCCAACACTGCGCCCCTACGGCTCGGAATAATCCTCCTTCTCTAATAGAATGGAAAAGGACGAAACCTATTTCTTCCACCAAACACCAGTAGAATTAGCATCTGATCTGATCGCCCTACTACCAATTGTCCCCACTGACCGACTGTATGAACCATTCAAGGGAGAGGGAGCGTTCTATAACGCCTTTCCAGAAGAGAACCCCAAACACTGGGCGGAGATCACAGAGGGGCGGGATTATGCGACGGATACCACAGAATACGATTGGGTGATTACCAATCCGCCGTTCCGCTTAGACACGGGAGGCAAGCGGGTCAATTCCTTCTGGTTTCTACTGGATTACTTTACAAAGAAAGCAAAGAAGGGTGTTGCCTTCCTTGCGAATGATCGGTGCTTTAGCACCCTTACACCCAAGCGGATTCAACTACTGGAGGATAGGGGGTGGTCTATTACAAAATTGGTGGTAAGTTCTGTTAAAAAATGGCGTGGTCGTTATTACTTCTTTGTAGTAGAGAAGAAAGCAAGTGATACATTCCGTTTTCTACTTAACAACTACTGATTACCACAAAAGCCAAAGGGCAAGGTATTCCCCAAGTGATTTCTTCTTATGTCTGATATGATATAAGCGTCTTCGTTCCTCTGCGACTGCTTTTCCCTCTTCCGCCAAGTAGAGGTGATAATCTCGGTAACCAGTGGCTCCCACACTCGCCACTTTCTCCCCGTCTGAAAAAACATCTATCTTCTTCTTCGGGTTCGTAGAAGGCTTTACTATTACACCGATTTCTTTTGCCCGTTGTTTGGTAAGGTCGCTAATCGGATACATTCTACTTCCGTAGTGATTTTTTCTTGTGTAGCGTCCCCTTGTATTCAAACGGCTCTTCGTAAAGGGAAGAATCTTCTGCGATCTTACCCATTCCTTGCTTTATCGTCAGTGAATAAGGTGGGGCATACACGGCTCGCTGTTGTGGCTCGGCGTGGATCGCAACCTCTTGCTCTTCTTCCAATCCAATCGGCTCGGGCGCGGGCTGGACGATCTCGGGAATAATCACGCTCGCCTCTGGCTCGGCGTAGGCTTCTGTCGGGTGGGAGATTTCGCCTGCGGGGTGGAAGGGATTGGCGGGGACGGGGTTCATACCGAGTGGCTCGGAACCACCTCTCATACCGTGGAAAAAACCAGAGTCACCGTCCTGAGCGTATCGCTGGTAGAACCGGTCGGGCATACTGTCAAACATATCCACTCCACGACCTGCTCCAATAATCGGTTTCCAGCCAGCCCAAGGAGGCTGACTCCAAGAACCACCAGATAGTCGTTCTTGCTGTCGGACTTGCGACTGATTCCAACAAGCACGAAACAAATCGTCAGGATTATTAGACTGTATGCGAATATCATCCATCTTTCTACTACCTCAGACATTTTATTTCTTCTCGGAAGAAAAACGGGGATCATTCATCAGATCTCGTAGAGACACCTTCCCTTTTTTCTCTTTTTCCTCACGCTTTCGCCTCTGTTCTAATAGGTAATCCTCGTTCTTCTTCTGTTGCTCTGGGCTAATATTCCTCAATCGCTCCTGCTCTTCCTTAGACCTACGCAAAGACTCCTCATTCTTCCGTTTCGCTTCCTCGCTTTTTCTATCCATCTCCTGTAAGTCCTCTAAGGTCAAATCCTCGCCCATACGCTCCTTCTCGGTCAAAAACCGAAGGTAGTTCAGACGCTTCCAAGTGTGAGGTGAAAAATCTGGTGGGTCGGGTGCGTCGTCGTCCAACTTGTAGTAGCGATACAGATGAACCATTCGGGCATTCTCCTTCTCCGTAAAGTCCTTGCCTAATCGGTCGGCGTTAGACTGGCGAACCAAATCAAAAAACTCCTTGTATTTCTCTGGCTCTGGATCGTCATACTTGCCGTCGTCCTCGTCTTTCTCGTCCTCTACCTCCACATTCTCCTCTTCTGTGAAACGGTCAAACATACCTGGAATGTCATACGCTCCGCGGTAGTTAATGAGTGGTTCATCTTTTGGACGATATGTTAGTGGCTGGTGTTGCGGTGCGTGCTTCTTCAGAAAATCATAGAACCGCTTTATCGCTTCTTCCACCGTAAGGATTTTTTTGTGACGCATCAGATCGTGCGTCGCTTTACTCATTTCGTTTATGTCAAACCCGTCGTGAATGGTAGAACTCTTAAACTTTTGCGTATTCAGAAACTCAGTGCTTAGTGCGCCGTCCTTCACTCGTTTGTCACCTCTGGCTCGTTTTGGTGCTACTTTTGCGTTGCGTTCATCTACTCGTCGTTGGAACTTTGCCTGAACGGCTGGATTTTCTGATTCTCGTCCCATCATAGCCTGTATAAATCCGGACTGTTGGGTCCCACCGAGCATTTTCATTTCTGCTTCCCACGCATCCATTTATAACAGAGTAGAAATTAATCGGGTTTCGCGTATCCCAAAATCTCTTTGCGTTTCGCCTTCAGTTGGGTGAGGCGATCAGACACTACAATCACCAAACGGCGATAGACATTATCCATATTCGCCCGTCTCGCAATCGGTATGCCCGCCTTGTCAGCGATCTGTAAGATCACTTGCTGGAGTTTATATTGGTAATGAACGACCGCACGATAAAGTTTCTCTGGATTGTCGGATAGGAGTTCAGACGCCTCTTTATAAAGGGCTTCAAAGGGGACATCTGGCTTCAGACAACACAATTCAACGATAAAGGCGTTCCACCACGCACAGAACCCCTCTCGGTGTCCTGCGATACCTTCAATCGCCTGGAAGCCCAACTTGCTCGCCCCTCGTATGTAGGGACACGAATCCGCTGACGGCACATAGGCAAAACCCAGTCCTTTCGCGAGTGCTTCACATACCTTATCCACTTTCTTGTATTGTGCTTTAAAACCCGCGACATCTCCCGTTCCGTGCGGATCTATATTATAGAGTTTCTTATCCACCGCACGAAAGATGAGTAAATTGGAGTGGTGTCCCACCGACTTCACACCGATCCCCATAAAGAGCATTACTTGCTTTTCTCCGTTCTCAAAGTGCGGTTTTAGTTCCGCAAGTAGTGCCTTTACACGAGGGATAGTAAGATCGGTTACATTCTCCGTTACATTAAAGAGTCTCACGGGGTGAGATTTCCCATACTCATCTCCAAAGATAGCCCTTGCTTTCGCCTCCAGTTCTTCCCGAGTTCGTGCGGAGATTTGTTTTTGTCCTGGAACGGAGATGTCCCTTGTCAGTTTAACATTCTGCCCGTGATCTGTATCAATAATAGGAAGGCGATACTGTGTAATATAGTAATACATAAAGATCGTTTCATCCACCTGATACGCCCCGCCTTGCTTCTCACGATACTCATAAATGTTCTTTGGATTCAATACCTCCGTAATAACATCATTAAAGTGAAGGTGCGACACAGCGTAATCTACGAGTTTGTTTATCTCCTCCTCAAACTTCGTTCGTGGTGACTCAAACTTGCCGAGAACGGGGGCGGGTTCCTCTTTCTCGTCTTCTTCTTCCTCTTTCTTTGGGACTTCCGCCACGGGAACGACAACGGGGCGGGCGACCTTGGGGCGTTGCGGTAGGGGCGCCTTAGGAAGGTCAAACATTCCTGGTGGGAAGATGTTGTCATCTGGCTCTGGATCGTCATATTTGCCGTCGTCCTCTCGTCTCACCCGTCGTCTCTCTCTCTCCTCCGCACCTCTGGACTCGTTCCACTTCGTAAAAAGGTCGTTCAAATCGTAGGTGTCACCATAGTGAATCCCACCGTCCCATATAGGGGTATGCGGGTTGGCGTTCGCGATCACATAATCGTAGAATTGTTCTACCATCTGACGGTGCGGAGTGTCGGGTAGGCGTGCCTTCTTCTTTTCCGCCAGATCGTGGGTCGTCTTCGTGAGTTTCTGGATCTTAAAACCCTTCTTATCCAAATACTTAAACTTTTTCTTGTTTTCTACTGTATTTACATCTTCGCCCGCCTCTTGCGCCTTGTCTCTCGCCATCATAGCCCGAATGAATCCAGACTGTTTTGTGCCTCCCACTTCCATTCTATCCTTAGACAACAAATCGTTCAGACCCACTTTCCCAAAGGGTCGGGACTCGTTCCGACTCCCTTTCGCACCGCCTACATTCTTCCGTAAATCGTTGTCGTGGGAGGGGTTTCCATCTAAGTAGGAAAAAACTCTCGCAAACGCCCAGTTCTCCTTGGAAAGTTTCTTAGAAGCGGGAGCGGACACATTCTTCATATACGACCCCTTCAGACGAACTGATTTCGCCACCCCTCCGCCTGGTGCGGTATAAGCCCCTATTCCTCTGTTATACACTTCTTGTAGGGTCTTCTCTGGAACACCTGTAATAGAAGCAAGTTCCGCAAGGCTATATCCCTTATCCTCCAGTTTCCACTTCTTTAATACATTCTCTCGGTGCGTTCCGCCCTCCAGCGGAATAATGATTTCGTTCTTCGCACCACCGATCCCCAGATACTTGTTCGCCAACGCTCCTAAGTGCGTAATGCCCTGTGAAATGAAATGCGTAGAGTCGGGCAACTCCTTCGCCAACTCGGACAGATCCTGAAAGACAAACTGCTTCTCGGGTTCTCGGTAGAGTCCCTCACTTCGTAGGAGATTGCTTACGAAGTCCTGACAGTTGTTCGCCCCCAGTGCGGAATAGGCAAAGAACGCCGTTTCTCCCATACGCCGACGGGTCTTCTCAAACATTCCGTCAATTGTGATTTTCTGCCCCTTTGGAATGGGAACTTCTTGTTCTTCTTGTCCTTCCACGGGATCCACTCGCTCATTCACGCTCACGACCTCCAGTTTTTCTACGCTTAACTGCTTCGGAATCTTTCTTCCTTTGCGGAGAGCCGTTTTCTCCCAAGTGTTTTTCAGATAGACGACCAGACTAAGATGAAAAAACTTGTCAAAGCCGTATTTCTTCTTTAGTTGCTCCCACTTGCCCGCTGATACGCCTTGTAGTGCTAAATCAATCGCAAACGAGATCGGAACTCTGCGGAGCGTCATACGAGTAATTTGGGTCTTGCCGTATTCGTCCAGTAGTTTCTTAGTGGTCGCCGAATAATCGGTGATAGACACCGCGTTCTTAATATAGTCAAAAAGACCAGCCCCTTCCATTTCTACATAGAGAGAATATTTTGTGTTCCGAATCTAAATAAAAATCTTACGGTAAAGATAGAGATGGAATCTGAATTGGAGGAGCGAATGAAAGCCAAGGGTCTGGCGGAATCCAGTATTAAACTCTACCTACGGAACTTGCGGAAGTTAAACGGCGGGCAACCACTAAAGAACCTCTCCTTCCTGAAGAACCCCGCAACGATTAACGAGCAACTGGCGGAATACAAGCCGAACACTGTCCGTAACTACATCATTTCTATTGTCAGCGTGTTGGGATTGGATAAAGAAAAGCGAGGCAAGAAGAAACTCTATCAGTCGTATGCCGATCAGTTGGTGACACAGAACCGCACGCTGAAGGCGGAGGAGGCAAAGGGAGAGAAGACTCCGACGCAAGAGGCAAACTGGATCACTTGGGCGGAGGTAGAGGAAAAGTGGGAGGGCTTAAAGACGCGGGTAGATGCGTTTCCTTCTAAAGTGAGCGAGGCACAGTATAACACCCTTCTGGAGTTTATGGTGCTAAGTCTGTATGTCCTCCTACCGCCCCGCCGAAACGACTACCAGAATATGGAAATCGTGAAGGACGCACCAGAGGACGCTACGAAAAACTACTTGGAACTGGAGAAGAACCGTTTTGTGTTTAACAAGTTTAAGACGAGCAAAAGAGAGGGTCAGTTGGTGATTGAGATCCCCGACAAACTCCACGAAGTGATTGACACCTATCTGGAACACCACCCGCTTCTGAAGGGAAAGCATACGCTCCCCCAGCCGTTCTTGGTGTATGCGGATGGTCGCCCGCTGACTGCTACAAACTCTATCACGCGCATTCTAAATAAAGTGTTTGGGAAGTCAGTGGGGAGCAGTCTATTGCGCCATATCTATCTGGGGAAGTATTCGGATGTGAAGGAGGAGATGAAAGAAGACGCTAAGATGATGAGTCACACCGTGGATACACAACAGACCTCCTATGTGAAGAAGTAGGGTGAAACTTGGGTGAGTTGGGTGAAATATAGGTCTAAAACGAATTGTCTCGCGTAAGGGGATTCCCTATAGGGGACTTTTAGTGAAAACGGGTGTTTTTCACCCAACTCGCCCAAACCCCAATCCAATTTTACTCTTTCGGTGCGTCCAATCATTCCGCAAGATTTCTCCGGCATCTATAGAATGGCTCACTATAAAAAGGACTACGATTTCGGAACGCAGAAGCAGACGGAACTCCTACCGAAACTGGAGGCGTTCTTTAAGGATTGTCTCACACCCACTACGGGGCGATTTGATCCCTACGACTACGAGGGGACAACAGCGTCATATGAACTGAAGTCCCGCAACAACACCTACAAAGCCTACCCGACCACCTGTATCGGTCACGACAAGGTGAAACCCGATCACCCTAAGAAACAAGTCTATCTCTTTCATTTCACAGACGGAACCTATTACATCCCCTACGACAAGGATCTGTTTTCTACATTTGAGGTGAAGCCGTTTCTGCGTTGGAGGGATGAGTGGAAGACGAAGGCGAAGGACTATCTTTTTATTCCCGTAGAAAAACTGATCCCCCTTCAGTAATGGAAGTAGTGATCCAAGGCATTCGTATTACGCAAGAGGATGTAGAGCAGTGGTTTATGGGTCTTACGAAAGAGGAACAGAAGCACATCACAAAATAATGTGTGACCTCTATAGATGCTTGCCTGGGTGAAATCGTGGATCTGGAAGCCAGAAGAGAAGAAGGAGGAGTATCCCAAGCAAATCGTTTATCCACGAGGACATTACAAACTTTCACCCCTACGGATATTGGAGTGGTTCCACCAAGATCCCAAGTTAGACCCGCTCCCACCTTTTCCTCCGAAGGAGTAGATGGAACAAGAACTACCAAAAAAACCGACACCTGTGTTTTTCCCAGCGAATACGGTTCATCAGCCTCCCAAGTTTAATTTAGACGGAGAGAGTGAGAAGAACGATATCGTCTATGAGTGGAGCGAACAAGAGGAGTTCCTCCTTGCGTTATGGAGCGACCGTTCCCTCTGCTATAAACTAATGACCGAGCGAGCCAGTCGCAAGTTCCACAAGGAGCATTTGTTCTTTAGCATTCCTGTGATTATCCTTAGCACTCTGTGCGGGTCAGCCAACTTAGCCGTCCAGAGTTATGTTCCTGTTGCCTATCAGAGTTTAGCCTCTATGGCGATCGGAGTAACTAATCTCTGCGTGGGCGTCATTACCACCCTTGCTAATTTTATGCGTTCCTCTGAGAAGTGTGAATCGCACCGCAACTCTTCTACCAGTTGGGGGAAACTCCACCGATTGATCTACACTGAATTATCCTTAGAGAGAAACAAGAGAAAGCCAGTAAAGGACTTTATGCGACAAGCAAAGAACGAATATGACCGCATCTTAGACCAGTCGCCTGTTATTCCTGGGTCTATTATGCGACCTTTTGTAGAAGATATAAAACGACATCCCAAACTGCTCCTACCAGAAGAGTGTGGGAACTTGCTACACACGGCGAGTTGGGAAAGAGTGCGAGAGCAACGGATTGCCTTCTTGTCGGCACAAGATGGCGAACAGATGATAGAGGTTATGAACGAAACGCCATAAAAAATTGAAATCACCACTTAATTACCGAAATAATCCGTAAAGTTCTGAAATAATCCCATATTTACCGTAATTATGGGATTATTTGTGATTTTTACCGTAAAGACCCAGTATAAATTAATTAATTTATACCATATATTTACCGTAATAATCCGATATAATCTGTAATAATCCGATATTTACCGTAAATATAGGATTTATTCAGAACTTTACACGAATCTGGTAAAGAAGTGGGGCGGGTCGCCAAAGTTTTCCTACGATCCCTCCGAGAGCGAATATTCTTCTGCTATTATATTCTACCTTATAAGAAAAGATGTCCGTTCAACGCTTCGCAAAGGCTAATAGCGACAATCAGCCCTATCATATCTACTATGATATGAATGTGATTAACAATGACTCCTCGTTTCCCTCTAAGCCAGTGCGATTCCAATACAAAGAGACGCGTTCCAACTACTTTTTGGGATCCCCACAGGACTATTTTATGAGTATCGTGCGCTTCAATCTACAGACTCCGACACTCCCCGTGTTTATCCCACAGATAGACCTGAATCCCAACACGAACTTCGGCGGAGTCTATCCGATCCAGTCTATGAGTGGTCTAACAAACACCGCCACTTTTGTCGTTAATTTCTACACGAACATTCCGCAAAAGGTTGGCTCAGTAATGAAACTGAGCCTCTCTAATGGGGCGACGACTTCTATCTTTGACACATCTAACACCTACGACAACTACTACCGTATTGTTGCCTCTACCACTTCCTCTTTTGGTGTCACCAGCACCTCTCTCCTTAACACTGGCGCAGTCCCAGGTGGTGTTCCGAACAACTATCCAGGAGGAACAACAACGGCATTCTCCCTTCTTGGTGGCTCTCAGCAGTTGGGCTATGCGGTCATCTCGGCGTCGGGTCTTGTGTTTAACCCAGCAAACAACGAACTCACGCTCACTGTGGGGGCAACAGCGAATCTCCCTTCTCTCGCCCCTCTCTTCTTTGCGGGTGACACGATCTATATTAACAATTCTAAGCAATACAACGGCAATTACACAATATTGTCGGTCGTTGGACTCGTTATGGTTCTGAACGCACCGTCTCTCTCTAAAGTATCCAATCTCCAACCATACGCTGGCGGTGGCTCTTTCACTTCGGACGGCGATTTCTACAATATCACCCCTTACAACCTCACACTCTCCTTTTCAAACATATCCACCACCACCTACACCTCTGCGGTCACTTACATTCCCAACGACCGCACCGCGTCCGCCCCCTCTTGGAATCCCTCCAGCCCCCAGGCACTCACACTGGAACAACTCACGAGTCCGTATTACTATGTGTATAACTACGAGGTGTTTATCAATATGATTAACCAGACGCTTACCAACGCCTTCTGGGGTGTAAATGGTGCGAGGTATGCTTCTATCGGTGGCGTGAAACCGTGGCTTAGTGCGAGTGGAACGACGGTTTCTACCTATCAGCCTCCCTCTATGTCGTTTAATGTAGATGCTCTCACGGCGATCCTTACGGGTGATAATGCGATTTTCTCACAGACAACCCTTACCACCACTCCTTCTTTCATCTACTTCAACCAATCCCTATCTACGCTCTTTAATTCCTTCCCTTACGAGTTCCAGAATGTCCGCCCCGAGTCGCCGTTGTGGTCGTATATTGTGTTTAACACCAACGCTGGGGCTGGTCTGTATATCGTTTCCACCTATAGCGCTCTGGGTGTGATTACTCCCGCCTATACGGCGATTCAAGTCTATCAAGACCACCAGACAGCGTCTCTAATGAACCCCGTTCAGTCTATCGTTTTTACCAGCACGCTCCTCCCCGTCGTGATGGAGAATGTAGGCACTCCTTCCATTCTGAACGGAACCGCTCCTAACAGTATCACACTTGGCTCTACAGCGAATATCTTTCCCGTCGTCACCGACTTTATCGTGCCGTTCAGTGCGACCAACGGATATGTCCCAGACATTTCGTATGTTCCCAACGGAGAATACCGGCTGGTAGATTTGTATGGTGAGAGTCCTTGTAATCAGGTGGATATTCAGGTCTTCTGGAAGGATCAGTATGGACTCCTTCACCCCTTCTTGCTCGGCTCGGGTTGCTCTGGCTCTTTGAAACTTATGTTTCGCAGAAAAGATTATAATAACGCTGATCTCTGAGCGGTTGGGTGAGTTGGGTGAAAAAACCCCGTTTTTACTAAAAGTTCCCTATGGACTATCTTCACGAAGACTACTTTATGAAAAGAGACCATTTTTCACCCAACTCACCCAACTCTTTCTACTCCTCCGACACAAAAGTGAGTTTCGTTCGCCAACTTTTTTTGTAGGGGGAGTATAGAAACCAAATGTCGCAGGATTTCCAGAAAGTTCTTGTGAAAGATGATCGTCTGAATGTCACTGACGCCGTTCAGTATGCCGTCCATAAGGGCGGTCAGAATATGACCCCCGCCACCTTCCAGGCAATCTCTGCTACGCCGTCCTCGGTTACTTTTAATATTCAGGTGAATGGTTGCCTATAAATGTCCCTACGCAAGTAGCGGGCAAGTCGTGCTGATACGGCGACACTTCCAAACTGCGGGGAAACCTTGCTAAGTTATGACTACTAAACCACATCTGAAAGGGTGTGGTGGCGACTGCTAATTCCAGTCGGTATAGTAAAAAGGTCATAAATAAAGGCAATCCGCAACCAAGCCCCCTACGGGGGGAAGGCTCAACGACTAAATGGTAGTGGGCGATCGGTTCTCCGATCGCTTAAGATATAGTCTAAACCAACCCGAGAGGGTTTCTCCCAGTAGTATGGGAGATAGTAATGATTCTGGAAACAAATAGCCAGAGGAACGAGGTATAATTGTCCCTCCGAACAAACTCTAATTGATCGCCGTGTGCTTTGGCGTTCTACTTGTATTCTTAAGGCAACGATCACAGGTAACGCGTCAAACAACGGTCAGATGCCTCTGAATGTCGGCGTCAGCGACGCTCTTTCTGCCTTTCCGCTCCACCAGTTGGCTACGGTGATGACGGCTACTATCAATAACAACTCCGTTTCAATCAACATTCGCGACAACTTGCCCGCCCTCCTCCGCTTTAACGATCGCCGAGAACTCCAGCGCTACAACGGCTACACCCCCGTCGCTCCCGATTTGCTGGCGGACTACAAGTCGGGTATCGGCTCTAACCTTAACTCGCTCGGTGGCTGGAACAACGCCTCGGATAACGACCTCTACCAGCGCGGTGCGTTCGTAATTGACGGTATTTCTACCGCTCTTAACGCACAGGGAACAGCACTCTCCAGCCCTCTCGTTGCCCCTACCCCGATTGTGTTTCCCGGCGCCGACCAGGTCATTTACATCCAATTCACCTCCACCGAGCCTCTGCTCTTGTCGCCCTTCATCTTTGCGGATCCGAAGAGCAACAACCAGGCGTTCTATGGCGTTCAAAATATGAACTTTGTATTTAATATCGGTGACGCCACCCGTGTTTGGCGCACAGCGAACTACACCAACGCCCAGACCCTCAGTCCGCTCGGCTCTACTTTCATCTCGGCTATGTCCGTCCAGTCGTTCTCGCAAACGCAACTTTTGTTTAACTTTCTCACGCCTCACCCGTCAGATCTAATGCCCGCCCGCAATTCTGTCCCATTTTACGAGACACCGAGATTTTTAACTACACCGCAAGTGCCGTTTGAAGGCTTTAACCCTTCTCTCTCGTCAGGCATTCAGCAAGGCGCCGTGACCCTCAGCACTTCCTCCCTTCAACTCAACCAAATTCCAGACAAACTAATTATTCAAGTGCGTAACCCGCTCGGCTCTACAGCGTGGGGTCAGCCAGACGCCTTCCTTACGATTCGTGGTGTTTCAATCAACTTCAACAACCAGTCGGGTATTCTCTCAAGTGCTACTCAACAGGACTTGTATCGCTACTCGGTGGAGAACGGTTCAAATCAGTCGTTTCAGGAGTTCAGTGGTTTCGCCACCGTCCCCGATCCGGTGTCGGGTTGCGGTCGCAAGATTCCCACCTCTGGTTCTCTGCTGATCTTGGAGTTCGGTAAGGATATTCAACTGACAGAAGACTACTACGCGAGCGGTTCTTTGGGTAATTTTTCGCTCCAAATCAACCTCCAGGTGGCGAATCAGTTTCCTTATGCTATTACACCAGAGATTGTCCTAATCTGCGTGAATAGCGGTTTGTTCGTGAATGAGCGCGGAACTTCCAGCACTTACACTGGTATTCTCACGAAGCAGGATGTGTTGGAGGCGTCCGCACAGGAGCCTATGTATCAGTCGTCGGTCAAGCGTATGATCGGCGGAGGGTTTCTGGACTCGCTCAAGTCAGTAGCGGGCAAGGTTCTCCCTCACCTTCTCAAGCACGGCAAAGAAGAACTCGGTAAGTCGGGTCACCCGGTTGCGAAGATGGCTCACAGCGCTATGGGCGCTATGGGCTACGGTGCGTCGGGCGGTGGCGTTTCGGGCGGTGGCTCAAGCGGTGGCGCTCGTATGAAACTCGCCGATCGTCTGATGAGCGGAAAATAAAATGTTTCTACTCCAATAGAAAAGAATGTCTAACGCAGAAATCGCTTCACAGTCGTCCCCCGAGTATTCCTTTACCTATCCCGCTATGGTTGCGGGCGTGATTGCGAATGTCGCACAGATTCCTAACTTTCTCGGCAGTGTTTCACATATTGTAGGCTGTGTTCGTGTCACGGCAGGAGGTGTAGTCGGCACTGTCACATCTGGTGTCAGCCTCTCTCCCAGCCCTCTGACTGCTCCAGGTTTTGCTCTTGTATCTCTCGTGTCAAGTGTTAATACGGATACCTCCGTCTATCGTATCTACTGGACGAATCGTGTCGCCCAGTCGCAACTTCAGACCGTCCTTTCGTGCTAATCTGTTTTTTTTAGCGTATCTTTTTTGTTACCCTACAATAAAGATGTCTAACGCAGAAATCGCTCCCGAGTCCTCTCCGTATTTTTCCGTCCTCTACACCCTCCAGGCGGGTGGTATTTTCACCAACACTACTCCGATTCCCAACTATAAGGGTGCGTGTTCCAGAATCGTTGGTGTCGTTCAGACAACCTCTCTTGTAGATGGTGGCTTAGTAACTGCTACACAAGGAGCATCTCCAGCCGTTATTGCTCCTCCAGCAGATGGTTACGCTACAATTCGCCTTACCTCCGTTTTTGCTGGCGACCTTAATTCATACCGCATCTATTGGACGAACGAGGTCGCCCAGTCGCAGTTGCTAAATGTCCTCCCTTGCTAATCCCGGCAATACCGAATTATTTTTATTACGCCATTCTTTTTATTATCCTATAGTAAAAAGAATGCCCTACGACAACGCCTATAATCGTGGAATCGCTAAGGTAGTAGATCGCTATAATGATCGTTTTTCTACTCTTTATGCCTACTCTCCAGTAGATGGTAGGGGTGGGTATGCGGGAGGTGGCTCAAGCGCTGGTGTTCTGTTTCAGATGGGGAACGCTTCTAAGCGTGACGCCGAGGACAATGTTATTAACGACGACCTATCACTTCCTGCGGTATATTATTTGGGAAACAGCAGTGAAGGGATGAGTGGGGGCAACGGCTTCGCCGAGGGAACCTATCGTGATCGTGGGGACGGACACTCCGACGGCGTGTCTGGAGTGTATAAGAAGGGCGAGGGAATGTCTGGTGGCGGTGCGTCTGGTGGTAATCTCTTCGGCGATATCTTCCACGGCTTTGAAGATCTCGGCTCGGATATCGGTAAGGCAGTAGAATATGTGAATCCCTTCGGCTCAGGCAAACCAGACCACAAGAAGGCTCGCCTCTTCGGTCGTATGCTCGGCAAATTGATGAAACATAAGGAAGGTATGGGTGCGTCTGGTGGCGGTATGTCAGGCGGTTCGTGGTGGGATTCACTGAAGGAGGGCATTTCAGATGTTGTAGGCGTTGTCCCTCACCTTCTTCTCCACGGTCTGGGTCAGGAAGTGCCTATCGCTCCAGTAGGCGGTGCGATTCTCGGCAACCCCGACCCTTATCCGGTAAAGGGCAATTCTCAGCGTATTGCGGGTCGTGGTCGTGGTCGCCCGAAGGGGTCAGGTAAGAAGAAGGAACTAATCGGTCAGAAGCAGGGCGACCTCCTTGCTATGCCTACCTCGTCCGTTTGCCTTGCGAATGGTGTTCCACCAACCGCACAACTCCAAGGCTCTTACGGTGGCGGTAAGCCCCACTCCAAAGCAGAGATGAAGGTAATGAAGGCAGTGGAGAAGAAACTGAAGAAGGAGGGTAAGGGAATGTCTGGTGGTAAGAACCTTTCGGGTATGACTGACCGCACGATTGGTGGAGGTGCGTCAGGTGGTATGTGTGGCGACGGTCGCAAGGCTCGCGCGGAGATCGTGAAGCGTATTATGAAAGAGCGCGGTGTGAAGATGATAGAGGCGAGCAAAATCGTAAAAGCAGAGGGACTATACAAAAAGTAAGGTTGGGTGAAACTTGGGTGAGTTGGGTGAAAAAGGGGTCTAAAACGAATTGTCTCGTGTGAGGAGGTTCCCTATAGGGGACTTTTAGTGAAAACGACGATATTTCACCCAACTCACCCAAATCGCCAAATAATATTCTATCCCCCCAATAAATGGATACACTCCGACAAAAGCAGAATATGGAGATACTGGATGTCTTCAAGGATCTGAACCAACAGGTGGTTGGTAGAACCAGAAAGCAAGTCGCCGTGTTCCCCGACACCCTTAAGCCAAAGACGGAGCGCGATCTGGCGGTAGAGGTGAATGTGGATAAGGCGATAGAGGGGATTAACAAGACGATAGAGCAGAAACTCGGCAGTCTGGAGTTCTTCCTACAGAATGCGAAGCGTTTCAGTGATCCAAAGTTCTCCCAGTCCGTCATCCAAGCGATAGAGCAATCCACCAACACAGGAGATGTCATTCCGCTGTATAACAATATCGCCCGCTCCGCTCACACGGTTGGACTCAGTCGCGAATCCCTACAAGTCATTCAGATCCAACTCCAAGCACTCCTCCCCAATCTGGAGGCGATTACTTATGGTCTTCTACAGGCGGTAAGCAGTGCGTTAGGGATTATGAATGAAGAGGATGTAGAGGAAGACGACCCCGCACCAGAATACCCGAAATCGCTTACTGGTGCGTCGCTGGACTTCCTACGAACCTACGCCGTGTATCAGTTTATTAAGGACGAGGCGGACAAGGATAATACGGCAATACCCGACCTACTTACGGTAGATGCTCTGAATATCGCCTTTAAAAATGCGTTTGAGAATCTGAACCAGTTTGATATTAATACGATTAAAGAACACCTCCCCAACGCCAACTGGTTACTATCCAGTGGTATGAGGAATGTCCCCGATTTTCCCGTAGATAATTGGGATGGGCGACTGGATGCCTTAGAGGAGGAGTTGGGGTTTAAAATCCCAGAGGCGCTACAAGTATCGCTGAAACGGCTACCACTTAACAAGAGAAAGGATGCGTTGGCGACGCTGAAAAGCGAGATCGTTCCAGAAGTGAAGAGACAATTTACACGAAAGGATCAGGAGCGTATTCAGGTGGTAGAATCTCTTGCGAAAGAAGTTCGTGATGAAGACGAACAGTATCGCCAATTGATGGATCAGAAACAAATGATCGCAGAAGAGATTGAGGCACTTGAGCGAGGCGTTCAGATAGACCCAGCGGAAGCAGATAGACTGTTCCAACTTCCTCCAGAACTTCCCGTTGAGCCAGAGATGCCGGACTATTTGGATTACTTCCCAGACGAACGAGCATACGCGCAAATGATGGACGACTACCGAGTCGCTATGCGGGTGTATAGAGAGAAACAACGGGAATACGATTTTAT